CCATTGTTTTAGATAAATCTCACCCGAGTTATAAAGGGGTTAAACAAACCAGGGCGAACAATGTCGAAAGATAACGCGATTTACTCATACTACCAGGGAATTAAAAACGGAACGTTCACCGTTGGAACGTGGATCACGCTCGTTTACGATTACATTGTCCAGGGACTCGAGGCGAAGGAATTCTATTTCGACCAAAAGAAGGCGAACGACGTAATCGAATGGATTGAAACGCATTGTTTCCATACCGAGGGACCTCTCGCACCCGGACCGTTAAAGCTGGAGCTATGGCAAAAGGCTTTTATATCGGCTATATACGGAATTGTCGACGAAAACGGACGGAGACAGTTTCGCGAGGTTCTGCTCGTTGTAGGACGAAAGAACGGGAAAACGAAACTCGCGTCGTCGCTGGGAAATTATGAGTTTCGACATGGAGGTTTTGGTTCTCGCGTTTTCTGTATAGCTCCGAAGCTCGACCAGGCGGACCTTGTCTATAATGATTTATGGACAATGGTTACACTTGATCCCGAGTATAAGGAATTAAAAGAATATTGTTCCGAGAAGAACGCGCAGCGTTTAAAAGTACATGACGACTCGGAATTGCCGCGTCATAGAATGAGCGATTTAGCGGTTCCGGCTACAAATAGCACCGTAAAGAAGATCGCGTTTTCGGCTAAAAAATCGGACGGTTTTAATCCGTCCTTTTGTATTTGTGATGAGGTCGCAAGCTGGGAAGGGGACGCCGGGTTAAAACAATACGAAGTATTAAAAAGCGGAATGGGAGCTCGTCCCGAGGGAATTCTTTTATCGTGTACGACCTCGGGTTACATTAACGACTCAATTTACGACGAGCTTCTAAAACGAGCGACGCGTTTCCTATTAGGCGACTCAAAAGAGAAACGTTTTCTCCCGTTCCTTTATATGGTCGACGACGTCGAAAAATGGAACGATATTAACGAGTTACGAAAGAGTAATCCGAACCTCGGGAATTCGGTTTCGGTCGACTATATGCTCGAGGAGATCGCGGTCGCGGAAGGTTCGTTATCTAAACGGGCGGAGTTTATTTGCAAATATTGTTGTATTAAGCAAAATTCGAGCCTTGCCTGGTTGGGTTCAAACATAATCGAAAAAGCAACGGGCGAAGCTCTCGACCTGGAGGCGTTCCGGGGTTGCTATTGCGTCGGAGGCGTCGACCTCTCGCGAACGACCGACTTAACGGCGGCGTGTATTGTTATTGAGAAGGACGGGGAGCTTTATGTTTTCTCGCGGTTCTTCTTACCGTCCGAACGAATAGAGGACGCACAAGCGGCGGACGGCGTTCCGTATAACTTGTATATACAACGTGGGTTATTAATGCCGTCCGGGGCGAATATCGTCGAATATACGGACATTTTTAATTGGTTTAAAGAATTAGTCGAACAATACGAAATATACCCTTTAAAGGTCGGATACGACCGTTATTCGGCTAATTATTTAGTCCAGCAGATGAGCGGTTACGGTTTCCACATGGACGACGTTTTCCAGGGGTTCAATTTACACCCGGTTATCCAGGAAGTCGAAGGATATTTAAAGGACGGTCGAATACATATCGGAGATAACGATTTACTGAAAATTCATTTTTTCAATTCGGCTTTAAAAATCAGTACGGAAAAAGGACGCTCGAAGTTAGTAAAGATTAGACCGAACGCGCACATCGACGGAATGGCGGCTTTATTGGACGCGATGACAGTTCGTCAAAAGTGGTTCGCGGATATTGGTCGACAGTTAGAAAACATAACGGAAGGATAAAAACTCTATGGGGCTTTTGGAAAAAATTTTTAGGCCCAGCGAGGCGAAAAAATCGGAGGACGCATTAAGGGAGGCGCGGAAATATTTCGAAACCTTTACGGCGTATTCTCCGATTTTTACGAATTGGGGCGGGGCGATCTATGAAAGCGAGATCGTCCGAGCAGCAATCGACGCCAGGGCGAGACACATTTCGAAACTCAAAGTCGAGACAATCGGAACGGCGAACCCGTCGTTACAGAGCAAACTCGCACTCGGGCCGAACCAATGGCAGACCTGGAGCCAATTCTTATATAGACTCTCGACAATTCTCGACGTCAATAATACGGCGTTCATTGTTCCGGTATTTGACGAGAGAATGATTATAACGGGCGTTTATCCGGTTTTACCGTCAATGTGTTCGCTGGTTGAATATGAGGGCGAAGTTTGGCTCCGTTATCAGTTCTCGACCGGGCAATATGCGGCGGTTGAGTATAAGAAATGTGCGTTATTGACTAAACATCAATATCGAAACGATTTCTTCGGAGACTCAAACATTCCGCTCCGGGAGACAATGCAGCTAATCCACATACAGAACCAGGGTATCGAGGAAGGCGTGAAAAACGCGGCGACGTTCCGTTTTATGGCAACGTTGAACAATTTCTCGAGCGCGTCTGATCTCGCGAAAGAGCGCGAAAGGTTTACGGAAGCCAATCTCTCGACGGAGTCAAAGTCGGGCGGTTTCCTTTTGTTCCCGAACACTTATCGAGACATAAAACAAATAGACGTAAAACCGTATTCGGTTGACGCGGACCAAATGTCGCAGATACGCGAAAACGTCTTTAATTATTTCGGAGTCTCCGAGGAAGTGTTACAGAACAAAGCGAAAGCGGACGAGCTCGAAGCCTTCTTTGACGGGGCGATCGAACCGTTCGCGATCCAGCTTTCGGAGGCATTAACGAGAATGTTGTTCTCGGAACGAGAACGAGCCCAGGGTTCGAAAGTTCTCGCAACGGCGAACCGCTTACAGTATATGAGCGTTTCGCAAAAAGTACAAATGGCGAAAGAGCTCGGAGATAGAGGCGCGATCCTTATAGACGAAATAAGAGAGCTCTTTAATTACGAACCGTTGCCGGACGGGGCCGGACAAGTCGCGCCAATTAGAGGCGAATACAAAGCAACGGACGAATTAACGGAGGACGGAAACAATGCCGAATAAAAAAGATAGAGAATACAGAAATATGACAATACAAACCCGGGACGATATTCCGGGCGAGGAAGAACGAAAGATCGTAACGGGTTACGCGAGTACGTTCGAAGAACCTTATAAATTGTTCGCCTGGGAAGGCGGCGAATATTGGGAGGTTGTAGATCGCAGCGCGTTCGATAATACGGATATGTCGGACGTTATCATGCAATACGACCACGAAGGACGCGTTTTCGCGAGAACGAGAAACAATACGCTCGACGTTACGGTCGACGATCACGGGCTAAAAATCGACGCGGACCTCGGAGGAACAGAGATCGGACGCGAGCTCTACGAAGAAATCCGCGGCGGTTATACGGATCGAATGAGCTTCGGCTTTACTGTTAACGACGAAAGCGAGGAACGAGAAAAACTCGACAACGGCGTTGTTAAGTATACCCGGAGAATTCTTTCCGTTAATAAACTCTATGACGTTAGCGCGGTTTCGCTGCCAGCGAATGACGGAACGGAGATCGGAGCCGACGCGACGGCCCGTTCTATTCGTTGTCTTTCCGACGGAGTGATCGGGAAGGACAGAGCGGAGCGACTCGAGGCGGAGAAGCTGGAGCTCGAGCGTTACAGAGCATTAGTTAAAGCAAAAGCGTTGGGAGGTAATTCCAAATGACAAAAGACGAAATCATGGCCCTCGGATTTGAGGAAATCGAGACGAGGCGCGTCGAGATCGTTAACGAGCTTGCAGAGGCCGATAAAGAAATGATCGAGGCACTTAATACAGAGCTCGACAATCTCGAGGAGCGCAAGAGAACGCTCGAAGCCGAAGTCGAGGAAAAGAGAAAGGCAGCCGAAGCCGTCGCGCTCGGAGCCGGAAAAGAAATCGAAACAAGAAAGGAAGATAAGACAATGTCAAATCTCGAAGTTAGAAATAGCCGCGAGTATATCGAGGCATTTGCAAAGTACGTTAAAACGGGCAAGGACGCCGAATGTAGAGCACTCCTTACCGAAAACGTAGACGGAACCGTTCCCGTCCCGGAATTCGTAGAGAGTAGAGTTCGCCAGGCTTGGGAACGCGACGAAATTTGGAACAGAGTTTCAAAGACATACGTTCGCGGAAATCTTAAGGTCGGTTTTGAGATCAGCGCAACCGACGCGACATTCCATGAGGAAGGCACCGACGCACCGGCAGAGGAAGAGCTCGTTCTCGGTATCGTTAATATGGTTCCATGGAATATTAAAAAGTGGATCACCGTTTCCGACGAGGTTCTCGCACTTGGAGCCGAGGAATTCCTCGCTTATCTTTACGATGAGCTTACTTACAAAATAATCCAGGCCGCAGCCGGAGCCGTTTGTCAGCTTATAATGTCAGCACCGACAACGAGCACATCGTCAGCGGTTGCCGTTTCCGAGATTACGGGACCGGTCGCAATCGATAAGATCATCGACGCGATCGCTACGCTGGGCGACTCCGCGCAGAACCTTGTATTTATCGGTTCCGGATCGACTATCGCAGCCGTAAAGAAATCCGCACTCCAGGCAAATTACGCTTTCGATCCATTCTTCGGACTTACTGTTATACAGAAGGAAGGCGTCGACGGGGCTATTGTTGGCGACCTTGCCGGAGTCCAGGCAAATCTCCCGGAAGGCGATACGGTTCGCTTCAAGTTCGACGATCTGTCGCTGGCAGAGGCCGATCTCGTAAAGATTGTCGGCCGTCTCATGGCAGCGATCGCCGTAACTGG